CAATGAGCGAGGAAAAAATTCAAGCAATGGAAAGCAAAGGCGCTTTGGTTGAAAAAATCACGTTTGCTTTGTTGCCCTTATTGTTTTCGTGTGTGGTTTATCTTATGTCGGCGCTGTCTAACTTGTCCCATGAGGTGACTATCCTTAACAGCAAAATTAGCTTGGTGGTGACTTCTGACAATAAGCAAGCCAGTAACACAGGCGCAGAATTAGCAAGGGAAAAGCTACGGCAAGACTTAGAAAAAGAAATCCAAAAAAACAGGGATGACATTCAAGTTAATCGTTTGCACATTGCCATATTAGAAGATAGAGCAGGCATGAAACCCACATTTAAAAAGGAAGATAAATGATTCCAATCGTTGCATCATTGCTTGGCACTCTTGCTGAGAACGGGCTAGGGTTGCTGTCTAGCGCCATCCAAGCCAAGGGCAAGGAAGTAGTCGAAAACACTTTGGGCGTGAAAATCCCTGACGCACCAACCCCTGAGGATGTTAGCAAGTTGCGCCAATTGCAATTTGAACACGAAGAACGACTGCTGGAATTGGGAATTGAAAAAGCCAAGATGGAATTGGCAGAACTTCAATTGTTTGCCGATGCCGCCAAGAACGAAGATAACAACGTTACAGACCGTTGGGATGCAGATATGGCATCTGACTCTTGGCTATCCAAAAACATACGCCCCATGAGCCTTATAGCCATCTTCTTGGGCTATTTCTTGTTTGCCATGATGAGCGCCTTTGGTTTTAACGCAAACGAGTCCTATGTGACGCTGCTTGGGAATTGGGGAATGCTGATTATGGGGGCCTATTTTGGAGGCCGAACGGTAGAGAAACTAGCGGAAATGAGGAAAAAATGAAAGCCAAGTTAACTTTCTTTGTGACTATGATGGTCAGCTTCACTTTGTGCGTTGTCATCATTAGCATGGTTGGCGTTTTAATGATGGGCTTGTTTGACGAAAAAGTGGATAACGCTGAAATTTTTAAACTCATATCACCAGCTTTCCAGACCATTGTGGGCGGCTTTATTGGCTTGTTGGCTGGTGTAAAGCTGTCGCATGATGAGGAGGAAAAATGAGCCTCAATACTGAACAAGCCGCATTCCTTTTGGATATGTGCAAACTGATCCAATACGCTACCGACCAAGGGTTTGTGGTCACAGGCGGGGAACTGGCTAGAACACCCGAACAGCAGGCTATTTATTTTAAGACGGGTCGATCCAAGACCATGAACAGCATTCACCTAAAGCGTTGCGCCATTGATTTAAACTTTTTTAAAGATGGCAAGATCATTTGGGACAAAGAAATTCTTGCGCCAATTGGTGCGTATTGGGAAAGCCTGTACCCAAAGAATCGGTGGGGCGGCAATTTCAAAAGCCTTGTTGATTGCCCCCACTTTGAACGCAACGTATAGCCTTAAAGGTGCGCTAGTACATACGCAATTATCACTAGAGTACCTATTCCAATAAATGCGCCAATTGCCAAAGCAAATACTGTCATAATCATAAAACCCCCTATTGTTTTTCCCATCGTCTACACAAATCTTTTGCTGCCCTGCTTTTGGGCTTCCTGTCGCACATCTCGCTTATGGATTTCTCCTTTGCTTGCATTTGTAACTGCCAAGGCGTGAGAGGTTGTGGTGTGTCGGGGAACAAGCCATTGAACCCCACCACGCCCAGCACTGCACTGAGAATGATTTTGTCAATCATTTTTTCATGTCCCTAATCCAAATGGTGAAACTGTCAATGGTGTCTTGCCCAAACCCTTTCATCTTTTCAATTTCCTTGGCAACTTCTTCAATCACGCCATTTCGCAATTCATCATAAAACTGTTGATCTGTCTTTAGTTCAAGGTCTTGAATTTGGCGTTTGCGGATCATATTAATTCCCTTTGAAGTGGGCTAATTTTCCATTCACGTTCCATGCGCCCTGACTTGGATTTGACAACCTGACCTGTCAAACAGATTTTCCCCTCACGTTCTAATTCATGCAAACGCCTAGCTACTTGCATGGATTCCAGCCCCGTCTGTGCGGCTATGCCATCTTTACCCAGTGCGCCATATTTTTCTAAGCAATCCACAATAAGACGGGCATGGCGGCTGGCAAGGTCTTTAGCAGACCCTGCTGCCTGCCAACTGGTCAAAGGGTCGGTGTTTCTGACTCTTGGATGCAGCATGATTACCCCTTAAAAGTGAATATCATCATCAGCGGGTAAACCCTTGGGTTCGTAGGGTTTGGGGTCATTTAGGTATGCCCAACCATCCCAACCATTTTCTTTTAAAGGGATTACATCCAGTTTGAGCATTTCACCGTTGCGGGTTTCAATAATGCTGCCAATTCGTTGATAACGGTTTTTGGTTTGACCGTCTTTGTTGGTGTACTGACCCACAATAGCGGAGATTTCTTTTTTGACTTTAGACATTATTTGCTTTCAATGATTTGGTTTAATTGTTGAACTTGGGATTCGACCTCGGCTAAGAATTTCACAATCTCAGCTTCAATCTCGGCAATGTAGGCATCATCCCGTTCCACACGGGTGACAAACAATTGAGCCTTGGCTGGCATTCGGGGGTCGAATACGGCGTAATCGCAAAACTTTTTACCAGTGCAAGCCATTTGGAATTGCATTTGGGTGAAGTACTTGCCAGGCACTTTCTTGGTTAGCAGCGCCTCAATCATGCCCTTGGTCTCAGGACATTTGATCTCGACCAAGCCATCATCCCCCACCAAGCCATCAGGCGAAGCGCCAGCCATCTCAATTGTGGGGTGGGGTACAAACCCCACTTCCTCAACCATTACGCCCTGCGCCGCCTCATAAGCCGCCCGTGCAAAGGGTTCTTGATCTGTACCCCATTGCATTGCAGTATTGATATAAGACTCTGCCTTGGTTTGGGTCAGGCGTTCCACCACCAATTGCGCCATGTAGTTTTCACGGCTGGCGCTGTAACCTGTCTTGGTCTTGGCGATTACATCTGCCACCCTACTTGCGGTGACTTTGCCTAGTCGTTGGGTAAACCATTCATCCGAGCGTTGTTCAATTTCCATTTCTAACCTCCATCATTTCATCAGCTTGTTTGTAAGCCAGTTGAGCGTTTTCCCAAAAATATTCGGGGTCGATTACACCGCCTGCCGCCAAAATGGTTTGCAGTGCTTTGGCTGCGAAATAATCCCGCAGGGTCATTTTGTCCAACATATCAGGCATTTGATTTCTCCTTTTTGGCTTTTGCAATACGGTCAGCCTTGGCTTTGATTACCTTGGCTTGCCATGCTTGGTCGCCATCACAGGCGGCGTAAGCGGCGGCATAAGCGGTTTGTAATTCCTCTTTGTTGGCGCTAGCTTCAATGGCGGCAATGTGGTCGGTCATTTGACCAGCATCCACTTTGCTTTCCACTGGCGCACGGCGGCTGGCGCTGTTACCGTCATCATCCTCGGGCGCAAGACCAGTGGCGGCTAAAAGGCTATACCTACGGGCATAGGTCAAAGCCGAGCCATAACCTTGGGGGTCTTGTTTGCTGGCAGGCACATGAAGTAACCCGCATTCCATGACTTCACCCGATTCATGCACAAAAATAGTCTCAACCATTACGCCATCTTTGGATTCATAGGTGCGTTGCATCAAGCCAATCCCGTTGTCGTTTAAAGCGCCTATAACCGCCTCAATGCAATTTGATAGGTCAGCGTACTTGCTACGAAAATGCGGGTTTGTAGAGGTCTTTAAAGCTGGCCCAAAAGCCTTTTGTGCTTTGACAAAGGCTGCGGCGATTTGTTTGCCGATGGGCGGTTCTTTTTGGAATGCACGTTCGATCAGTTCTTTGGTTTCCATGATTTTCCTTAGTAAGCGTATTTAGGGCCGCAAGTGACTTCCACCACGGTTTCGACTGTGTAACCACCAATCTTGCGTTTGGCGTACAAAGGGATTGCACGAAGCCCTGATGATTCGCACTGGCGTACAGCGTCAATGACTTCATTGCGCCCCATTGGTTGCACTTGTTTGTCAACAATCAATTCTTGGTCGGGCGCTTTAAGAGAGTAGCCAGGCATACTTGAACAGCCTGCGGTAATGACCGCCAGCCAGCACATCAATGAATAGGTAATCATTTTCATTCCGATTCCTTTGCGATTAAGTCAAGCTGGCACTGTTTCAATTCATCTTGGATGTTTTCCAATTGGTAGATGTATTCCCGCAAGCGGGATTCCAACAACCCAACGTGATAGGCAAGGCGGGTCATTGGTGGTTCACCTATGTACTGTTTTGCTGCGATTTCACGCATGGCATCAATAATTTGGTCGGCGTTCATTTAGGGTCTCCAAAAAAACAAGTCAAGGGCAACCACCACAAGGGCGGCAATGGATACAACCCAAAGGGCGACTAATGCCCAATCAGTTGGTTTTTTGTATTTTTCAATTTCAAACATGGGTTTTCCTTTATGAGGCTTGCGCCCCTTTGGGTTTATTTGTTTTTAAATGGGGAATTAGTTTTGAAGTTGTAACCAAGCGCTTTTAACGCATCAGTTGTATCAGCCAAACTCATTGCGCTGACTTGTTGGCTTGTGTAGCCAAAGTTAAGCAAAGCCTTGCGCTGGGCTATTGCTAAGGTAACCATCCAGTTGCAGTTCATCATTTTGATTTTCCTTAAAAGACCCTGTGCGAATTGCTAGGGCATGGGTAGTAATGTATAGCAAACTAAACAAGAGTCAAATACTTTTTTAATTAATCTTGTAGGTAGTTTCCCTAATATGTTGTTTTTAGGTAAAGTATAGTAAACTTAACAAATGACAAAAGAACAGGCGATCAAATTGGCAGGGTCACAGAGTGAGCTAGCTAGAATATTGGGCATAAGCCGTGGGGCGGTTAACCAATGGGCAACCATTCCTGAGGGTAGGCTGTGGCAGTTAAAGGGCTTGCGCCCTGAGTGGTTCAAAAGAAAAAATTGTGTATAGTTGAGACACGGCTAGGTTGGAAGTCATGAGCCAACCGAAAAGGGTTACACCTCCCCTGCCGATGTTTCTTTCCAAGGTGCATTTTTTTAAAAGGTGCAAGTAATGAGAATTAAAAACTGGTCAAAATTTCAGCATTTCAAGGACAGAAAACCGCCTTGGGTCAAACTTTACCGTGACCTTTTGGACGATATTGATTGGCATGAACTTGACCCAAAAGCGGCAAAAGCATTGGTCATGATGTGGCTGATAGCTAGTGAAGATGATGGGCGCATTCCACCGACCAAACAATTGGCATTTCGGCTAAGAATGTCAGAAAAGGATACGGAAGTTTGCGTTTCTAAGCTGTTTCATTGGCTGGAACAAGAAGATATCAGCACGATATCAGCACGATATCAAGATGATGGTCTAGAGACAGAGACAGAGACAGAGTTAGAGAAAGAGACAGAGTTATTCGTTGAAACCGATAAATCGGTTCTCAACCCAAAACGCATAAGTTGTCCAACAGAAGAACTTTTAAACCTTTACCACGAAGAATGCAAAAGCCTGCCGCGGGTTTTAATGCTGAACGACACAAGACGCAGGCACTTGGTTAGCCGTTGGCGTGATGTGGATGCCGAAGATGATTTGAAATCCAAAGATGAGGGAATTCAGATATTTCGGCAAATCTTTCAGCAAGTCCACAAATCTGATTT